GTGACCAAAGCCTGACCGAACGCGGTGGTGGCGATCGAGGTGTCGTTGTCACTGGTCGCGGGCGTCGGCGCGGTCGGGTTGCCGGTGAAGGCGGGGCTGCTGATCGGGGCTGCGCCGATATTCGCGCGGGCCACGTCCGGATCTTCGACATCGGAAAGGTTGGCATTGATCTGCAGGAAGCGCCCGTTGCACCAGGCCTGCGTGGCGAAGACCGCGCTGGCATCGATCAGGATCGTGATGTTCTCGGTGCTGCCCACCCGGATCGAGGCCCGGATCAGCATCTCGCGCGCCGTGCCCAGCGCAGGGGTCGGCTTGAAGGTTTCGGGGAAGTTGCCGTAGGCAAACAGATCGCCATCAGCATCGAAGATCCCGATCTCGCGCACGGTGAAAGGCCCGGCCGCGATGGGGATCACCGCTTCGGCCAGCATGATCGTGGGATCGGCCATGCTGACCGACAGCGATGACAGCGCGCCGCGCCAGACTTCATTGACCAGATCGGTTTCGGCGCCCGTAGGCGCGGGGACGGCCGACCCGCTGCCGTCGCCGGCTGCCATCTGGGTCAAGGCGACATCATCGCCCCCGGCATTGGCCGCCGCGATCTTGGCCGAGCCGGTGGCGGTCAGCCTCATCAGGAAACTCATGGTGCGCTCTCCGCAGGAATCGTGATGGTGTCCAAAACGAAGGCGGCAGCCCCCGCCCAGGCAGTGCCGCCGCGCGTCAGGATCGGCAGGATTTCAGCGTGGCTGCGCAGGTTCTTGGCGCTCAGCACCACCCGCTCGATCCGCTCGATCGCCGCCGCGTTGGTGACTTCCTGATCGATGATCAGCATGACGCGGAAGGTGTAGGGATCGCCGGGGGGAACCTGCTCGAACCATTCCTCGACCGTGATGTCCGATCCCAGCGCCTCGATCGCGAGGCGGAGCGCGCCGATGGTGCCCTTCTTTTCGTGCACTGCGCGCGAGGCCGCGATCACGGCGCGTTTCTGCGCCTCGGTCCAATTGGAATCCCATTCGTCGACCGATTCCGCCCAGGCGAGCCAAGGCAACAGCGCCGACGGGCAGGTGGCGGGGTTGTAAAGATCGCCGATCACCACCGGAACTTCGCCCACCCGCGCGGTTGAGAGCGACATCGCGCGCTCGGCCGGCAGGGCGTTGAACGGCAGCAGATCAGACATCGGGCAGCCCGGCGACCGTCACCGTGAAGGCATTGGCGAAATAGGCCTCGCCCAGCCCGGCGACCAGATTGGCGGTGGGGGCGGTGAGCGTGACGCCCTGCACCCCTTCGCGGTGGAGCGCGGCGTAGAGGCCGGACAGGGTGACATCATAGCCAAGCCGGTGCACCGCGCTGGCATAGGCCCTGACCGCTGCCTCGGCTGCGGCGCGCACGATCTCGGCATCGGGGCCGGGGAAGATCGTCAGCTCGGCGGTGATGGCGTAAGTGGTGACGTCGGCGCTTTCGACCGTCACTTGATCGGTCAGCGGGCGGACGGTGTCGGCGGACAGCGCGGCATCGACCGTGGCGAGCAACGGGGCGGCTGCCGTGCCATTGCCGGTGCGCGACAGGACATAGACCACCACCTCACCCGGGTTGGGGCTGACCGCCTGGATATCCTTCACATCGGGCGATGCGGACAGGCCGTGGAAGACATAGCTGCCTTCGCTGCCCGCGGTGGTGTAGCCTTCGGGGGAGAGCTGGATGCGCTTGCGGAAATCGGCGTCGGTTTCGTTGGCGAGCCGCACCACGCCCTTGTTCGCGCCGATCTGATCGAGGTTGCCGCCGGTGGCGAAGGCCAGCATCACGCTGCGCACCTTGTCATTTTCCTTCGCGCGAAGCAGCAGCTCGCGATAGGCCACGACTTGCAGCACCTTGTAGGCGGGATCGCTTTCAACCAGCGCGTCGAACACCGGATCGAAGCGGCGCAGATCGGCCAGCATCTCGGCGAAGATTGTCTCGTAGTCGAGCGGCTCGATCGCCTCAGGCGCGGGAAGCTCTGACAGGTCGAGCTGGCTGATCGCGGAGAAGGACATGGGTGTTTCCTTGCGGGCCTACCGCTGCGCTACTTGAGGCCCGACGCATCCCCATCCCCCGCTTCTTTACTAGGGGCGCGCTCCGTTGACGGGCTCGTAACGGAGCGCGCTTGCCAAGGCATCATCTTGGGTCGGCGTGGCGAAGACCCAGCAGTGGCGGCTCTGGCCATCGCGGCAATTGACCTTGCAGGTGGCGATGAAGCGCGGGTGCTGTTTCAAGGCATGGCGCTGGTCGCCGGTCAAGTGGAGCCCGGCGGATCGCAGTTCGCGCGTGGTAAAGGCGATGCGATCTTCGCGGCGGTGATGTTCCGGCAAGGCACCCTCGGAAATCATGGCTTCAATGCGGGTGAATACCTCCATGCCGATCTCGCGCGAGCGATCCACCGGGCGGATCGCTTCGGGTTCGGGCGGCGCGATGCCCTCAGCCTCGCAATCGCGCTTGGCCAGTTCGTAAAGGATGCGGCGCTTTTCGGGGTGCCACTCGCTTTCGAGCCGGTCGAGCAGATCGGGCAACTGGCGGCGTACCCGGGTGCGCTCGCTTTGTTCGATGCTAGCGGCGAAGCGAGGGTTGATGGCCGCACCCTTAACCCAATAATCGTGGAGCACCTGATAGCACTCCTTTTGGTAGGCAATTAGCCGATCGCGGGCCTCGGGCTTAACCTTGTCAGGGTTGAGCTTGAACAGCCATCCTTGCATCAAATCGAGCGGCAAAGTCACCGTTTCTTGAGGTCCACGCTCAGAAGGTATGGGGCTTAGCCCCATACCTTTCGAGAGAACCGGGTCGCCAGCAATCTTCTTGTACTGCGTAGGCCAATCAATGCCGATCGAGTCCACGATGGGCTTGATCGCAACGCGCGGAACGTCATCCTCAAGAATGGTAAGCATCTGATCGCCATGAAAATCGATCAGGGCAAATTGCTTCTGGCTCATGGCCGGTACTCCACAATGTTGAAGCCGTAACGCTTCATGGCTGCAAACAGGGCGTCTTGCTGGCGCTGCTTTTCCGACAGCGGCTGATCGATCCGGGCGCGATGCTCGGCCAGATAGAGGCGATAGAGTTCCCGGCACTGCGGCGTCTCGCCATCACGGATCATAAGGATGATGCCGCCCGCATTGACCAGTTCTTGACCAAGGCCCTCGTGAAAGGTGATCTCGGGATCAATGGGGGCGGGGTGCAGTTCGATGGGGGTGCTCTTGCTCATACCGAATCGTCCTCCCGTGCCTGCGCCATCGCATTGTTAGCAAACGGGGCGCTGATGGCGATGCGGGTGGCGGTTCGGCTAAAGGTGCGCAGCAGGCCCGCCCAGTGAGACGGCGGCAGTTCGGGCATGTCGCCGGTGCGTTCGTCGCACAGGCTGGCGATGGCATCGAGGCCGTTGGCCAGATCGCGCAGGGCGAACTCATCATTCTCGGACAGGACATAACCGCGCACGCGGAATTGCGCGGCGGCATCGGGCCGGGTTTTGGGCGCGGCGCTCACAGGTCACCTCGCAGCGGTTCGCCATCGGGGCCGAAGTCTGCCCACAGGCGGCGGAGCATGGCAGCGCGGTGCGCGTCCACAGCATCGGCTGGGGCGGGGATTTGCCGCAGATCGGCGGCGGGTGTAGGGATACGTTCAGCTTGGGCCATGAGAGCAACCTAAGGGTTGAGTTAGGCCCGGGTGGGAAGTTGGCGCTTCCCCTCGGGCTGTTTATTGTCTACAGACAATTCATGGCTGATGCAACAATTAAATCTACAGGAAAATCCCGGGGCCGCGGAAGGCCTCCGAAAGATACTGTCGCGCAGCATTTCACGATGGAGCGCGATCTCGCCGATTCCATCGATGCGTGGATCGCTGGCCAGCCTGACCAGCCTTCCCGCCCCGAGGCCATCCGCCGCCTGATCAAGCGGGGGCTGGCTGGTTAACCCCCGAAGTGCTTGAGCACCTCGTCGACCAGCTCGTCCTGTTCCTTGCCGAAGCCTAGCAGGCGGCGGGCTTCGTATTTGGTGCGGATCACCTTGCCGCGCCGGGTCTTCCCGACATAGCCTTCGAGCCCGTAGTGGTGGGTCGCGGCGGTCGCTTCGACCAGCGGGTTGGCAAACTGCAGCTCGCCGCCTTCCGGCGTCACCTTGATCTTCAGGCTGCGGGTCTTGCCGATGTGTTTGAACATTTTCGTGCGCCGCCCGCGCCTGGTCTCGCGCGGCTTGCGGGGGACCATGGCAGCGCCATCGGGATCGACGTTCGCCCCGATCCGCTCGGCATTGGCGCGCCGCACCGCGCGCATCAACTTGTCGATCAGCTTGCGGCGTTGGCCGGGCTCCGCCGCCTCGATCAGCTGGCCAAGGAAGGGCTCGATCGCTTCAAGGGGATTGTCAGACATTGTTTGTTTCGCCCTCAAGCGCCGGGCGCCGGGCCTCCGCCCGGCTTGGCTTTCGGCCTATCGGCCGGCGCGCGCCCAAACTCTCTGGCGCGCTTGCAGGCCTTTGGCCCGGAGTCATTCCACTACCGTAAAGAAATCATCCGGCACCAGCTGGCGTTCGGTGTCGCTGATGCTGATCAAGGGCGGGCCATTGATGTCGAACAGCGGCACCTCTGGCACCACCCGCATATCGAACCCGCCATCCTCGCGCCTGGTCACGATGACCGGCTCGGTCAGCGCGAGTTCGAAGCTGATATCGGCCTTCTGGTTGCTGATCAGATCCGCCTCGAATGGGATTGCCGCCTTCGAATTGGCGACGGTGAGCAGATCGGGCTGCTGGATGCGCAGCCAATCGGCCAGCACCGGCCAGATCATCAGCGTCGGGCGGGTCCACTCCTCGATCACCACGGTCAGCGTGTATTCGAGCGTGAAGTTGAGGTTGTCCTCCCCCGCATGGCAGCGGACGTGCCCCTCCTCGATCCATAGCCGCAGGCGGTGTGGATCCTTCGCCAGCTCGGGGAAGACCGCGGTGATCGCTGCGCGGAGGGAGTCGGGCTTACGCATTGGTAAACACCCCTGCGCCGAGCTTCCACGCATCGGCGTTGGCGGTGGCGGCGGCGACAGCCTCGATCCCGAGCCCGCCCATCAGGGCAACCATCTTTTCCTGCTGATCCTTGGTGGCGACGTGGGTCATGGTGTGTCCTTCCCAATGCGGGGATCAGAAGATCCCGAGAAACTTGCGGCGCGCGCCTTTGACCGCCGCCCGGTCGCGATCCTCGCAGCGTTCGACGATCCCGATAACCGCCGCGGTGCGCTCGTTGGCCTTATCGAGCTGACCCGTCTGCGCGTCGGCAAAGGCGATCCAGTCGGCGATCACGCCGGTCGCAGGCAGGGCCGCGCCCGCCACGCCGGCGCGCCATTCACTCGGGATCAGCGTGCTGCAGGCACTGCTCGCTGCCACGATAGGCGGCTCGCGCACAAAGAGCCCGCAGCCCGGTAGCGTGAAGCTCAGGATCAACAGGGGCAGCAGCGCCCGGCGCAGTTCGGATCGCACGTTCATTCTCCCTGGTGGTGACATCGATGATGACCTCGGCGGCGTGAACGCTGCCAACGGTCTCGACCGCATCGGCCCCGCTTTCGAGCGCGGCGGCGGTCTGATTGGTGGAGAGCTTGGCCTCAGTCTTGGCGGTGGCGGCGGATTGCCAGGCGTTCCACAGCAGCACGGCGAGCAAGATCCCGACCAGCATCAGCGCCAGCCCAATCCCCAGCACAAAGCGACTGCCGGTGGTGAGGTCGCTCAAGCGCTTCAGCATGGTCCCGCTCCCTGATCCCAGTTTACCGGCGGTGCGGGCGGCGCGGGTGGCGGCGCGTCGCGATCATCGAGGCTCACCCCGTCGCGGGTGGCGCTCGCCAGCATCCGGCGGCCCAGCACCCAGCCCAGCGCCGCAAGGACGCCGAACACCTGCGCGTGCGCGGCCAGACCCAGCCAGAAGCTGAATTGCGGGTGCCCCCGGACATTCCAGACCGCGAAGGCGGCAAACAGCGTGAAGACCATCGCCGCGCCGACCAGCGCGATGAAGCTCCATGCCCGCCGCCCATCGGACGTCATGATGCTCATGGTGCTCATCGAGCTAGCTCCCGCCGCATCGCCCGGGCGAGCTTGTTGTGATAGTCGTTCTTGCGGAAGCCCGCCCCGTTGTACCGGCGGGCGAACTCCTCGTTCTGGCGCGCATCGGTGGACAGCCGCTGCATCGCGCGGGTCAGGCCATTGGCGCGGATGAAGGCGGCGAGCGCGCGGTAGTGGCCGAACTCGCCCCCCACCATCGAAAACGCGAAGCGGAACACGTCCGGGTAGCCGAGCGGCTTCCAGTGCCCGCCCATGATCTGGAACTTACCCCACGAACAGCTTTCGAAGGCGGCGACCGGGTCAGTGGCGCAGGCCTCGAGCAGCTTTTCCCAGCTGTCGTTCATGCCGTCACGATCGGCATCAAGGGTGTAGCCGCCCGGCGTCGGGTGGGCGAGGAAGTGCCCGCGCACCCTGATCGATCCCAGCACCTTGCCGATCCGGCGATGGAACCAGTGGCGTTCATAGAGGATCTTGGGGTGTCCCGATGGCAGGAAGCCGCCGCCATTGCTTTCCACTGCGGCGACCGCGCGCACCTGTTCGGGTAGGACGCGCAGCTCGCGCGCGATCTGGGTGATCTCGGCCGGGGTGGCGGGGGCGTTGGCTCCGGCGAAGACGCGCAGCACGGCGGCGCGCGTGGCCGGGCCGACGACGCCATCGACGGCAAGGCCTTCGCCCTTTTCGTTGAGGAAGCGCTGCAGCGCGATGCGGTTCGCAAGGCTCATGGCTTGGGGGCTCCGGGTGCGGGGGGATCGGACGGCGGCGTGAGCCCCAGCCAGCGCTGCACGATGGGCATCTCGTAGATTCGCAAGGCGGTCCAGATGATGGTGAGCAGCGAGGCGACCGACGGCAGCCAGTGGGCCAGCGAAGCGAGCAGCGCAGTGATGGACACGGCATCCCCCCAGTGTTTGAGGCTCGGCGAGAGGTCGTGGAAACGATCCAGCACGGGCTACCCCCAGAGTTTCACGGTTTGACGGACGGGCGGTGCGGTGCTGTTGTCGGGCAACTGGATGGTGACATCGCCCGGCAGCTCGGGGCCGAGTTCGGCCAGACCGGGGTTGCTGCCCAGCGCGGCCTCCACCAGCCCGCCGGTGCGGCCGCGATTGCGCCAGACGATCAGGTCGAGCGGCTCGCCCTGTCGGGAAACAACCTCACTCATATCAGCTCCGATACGGTTCTGGCTTCGCCCTGCATCTGGCGGATCGTGCGGGTGGCATCGGCGAGCAGATCATCGGCCAGCGCCCGGCGCTGATCGCCGCGATCGCTGCCTTCGCGGGTGGCGGTGAGATCGGGGTTGCGCTGCATCAGCCGCGCGGTGGCCATGGCGGTGACGGCCGAGCGGAATTGCAGCACCAGCGACGGTTCATCGTCGACCAGATCCTGCGGCTCGACATCGCTGAGGCTGTCGTACCCTGCGGCTTGCTGCACCAGCGCCCAGGCGGCGAGTTCGCGGGTGACGGTGATCACCGCCCAGCGGATCGCTTCGATCAGGCGCGCGTGCGGGATTTCGCCGGCGAGGTTTACTTCGGCGCGCAGGGTGTTGACGTCGATCGCGGGCCACCAGTCGCCGCCTGAGACAAAGCTGCCCTGCGGCGAGCTGGGCAGCGGCGGGGTGGAGACGACATCGGTCATTGGATCTGGACGCTCACATTGTGTTTAGGGGGGGTGGGGATCAGCGGGGCCGGGGAGAGGGTCTCCGGTTCCGCATCACCGCCCCCCCGGCGCCGGGGGCGCAGCTCGTTATTCGGTTTGCCCTGCAGCCTCGGCGAGGCGCTTGGCCTCGCGCTCAAGCTGCTCGATCAGTTTCTTGACGCCGACCTTGGCGTTGAGGCTGACGGCGCGGCGCAGCTCGGTCAGCGCGGCATCGACCATCGCGGGCTTGCCGCCCGCCGGTGCGCTGTCGCTGGCGGGATCGAAGCCGTCAGCCCTCGCCGCCCAGCTTTCGCCAAGCGCGCGGAAGAACTTGGCGCGTACCTGATCGGGCATGTCGTGATCGGTGGCGATCGGGCGGATGCGCTCCAGCACATCGTGCGGCACGCTGCCGGTGGCCTTGATCGCGGCCTCGGCGATTTCTTCCACCACCAGGCAGGCCAGCGTGCGATTGTAGCGTTCGGGCAGGGCCAGCCCGTGGGCGAGGCAGTGATCGGCAATATCGAGCGCGAAGGTCCAGTCGCCGATGTCAAACGCCCAGATCATGGCGGTGACCACGATCTCATCCTGCGGCGCGGCGTCACCTTCGGCCACATCGAGCGCGCCGGCCACCCAGGGGCGGTACTTGGCGAGCAGCTCGGGCTTCTTCGCGATCTTGGTTTCGACCGACTGGATGTTGTGCAGCACCCGCAGATCATCGTGCAGCTGGGCCAGCAGCGCCTGGTACTCGGTGGCGACCGGGCCTTCCTCGGGCATGGGCACGGCGGTCCCACCGCGCGCCTGCCGGGCCATGTCATCCATATGCGCGCGGGTGCTGAGCCGGGCGAGCTTTTGCTGGCGATGCATGAGAGCGGGGCTGGTCATTCGCGGTGTGTCCTTTCTGGGCGGCGGGCCTCAAGTAGCGCAGCGATAGGCCCCAAAATCATCCCCGCTCGATCAGGCGGCGGGGGCCGGGCGCTGTGTCGAAAGGTTGGGCATCCCGCCCTTGCTCTCAACTCTCCCCGGCTATGCTGTGGGCTCAGGCGGCAGCCGACCCTGATGTCAGCTGCCACCCTCAGCGCCCCTCGGTGTTACGGCGCAGCCGGGCGGGCCGGGGCCGCGCCGATCACGATGTTCTCGACCAGCACCACCAGCTCGTAATCCTCGACCACGAAGGCCTCGTTCACGCTTTCGTAGTTGGCGATGCGATCGGCCTCGGGCTCGTCCTTCAGCCAGCGGCGGCGGGTGCCTTCCTGCCAATAGATCGACAGGTTATCGAGGCGGGTGATCAGCAGGCCGTTGGCGGGGAAGAACGGCACGCGCACCGCCGGCAAACCGCCGAGCGTCTTGCTCGAGCGCAGAATGCGGTCGGTCGCTTCGACTTCGGTAGCGGTCGCGCCGGTGGTCTGGGCGATGTTGAAATACTTGTCGTCGACCAGGTCGTGGCCAACGATCACCACCAGCTCGGTATCGCCGCGGTGCCATTCGGGCAGCAGCCGCTTGGCATCCATCACCAGCGCATCGAGCGAGCTGTAATCGGCGGCGGCGGTCGCCTTGTTGTTGAGGCTGGCGTCATAGAGCGTCGCGCCTGCCTTGACGTAGATTGCCGACAGCCCGGGGTTGTTGTTGCCGTTCGAGAAAACGGTCAGGTTGCCATCGTCGAACACCTGGGCCTCGGCCTCGGTGCGGATCTTGTGCAGCCAGCCTTCGTTGACGTCCGACAGGTTCGGGTTGGTGGAGCGGTTGGTGGTCGCCGCCGCGCTGGTGCCGTTGAAGCCGATCATGATCCGGTCGCGCGCCTGCTGCTTCAGGATCGCATCGCGCATCAGGGTCTGGAATTCGGGGCGGTGGCGCCAGGCATCGAGCAGCGCGTAGCGCATCGACCAGTCGTAATTGGTCTGGCGGCAGAAATATTCGCGCTTGATGTCGCTGCCGGTCGGATCGGTCGGGTTGCCGCGACCCGCGCCCGAGGTATCGGTGCGACCCGCGAGCGTGCGGGTGACGCCCAGGCCGAGCACTTCGCCCGACTGCTGCATCACCGGCATCATGTTGATCATGCCGAGGAACTCGGACGATTCCTTGATGCGTTCTTCAAGCCTCTGTTCGACCACCGGGTCGACGTTGAACTTGGTCGTGGCGCTCGCGACGCCGTTGATCAGCGCGATCGTGCTGACATAGGCGTTGAACATCTGGCGGGTCTTGGTCTGCATCGAAGCGGTCCTTTTGGGAGAGCGGGCGCGCGGTGGGGTGTCAGGTGCGGTCTGGTGGAGGGATCAGCAGTCGGTGAGGGCCATGCCGCCGTTCGGCCCGGTGGCAGACGGGCGGCTGTGGTGGTGCGGGCTGGGGGTGGTTTCGATCGCGGTCTCGACACCCTTCAGCTTCAGGCTCAGCTGATCGATCTCGGTGCGCATTTCGGTGCGCAGGTCGGCGACAGCAGTGTTGAAGGCGGTGCCCAGCTCTTCGAACAGCGGGCGCATCTGGGTGAAATCGAAGGTGGCGGGATCGGCCTGCGGGGCGGCGGGCGTGGTCTCGGTCTTGGGCGTGCCGCCGAACTTCGCGGCGAAGCCATCGAGCACATTGCCGAGCTTGGTCAGGAAGCCTTCGCCCGCATTGCCATCGGGGCTGTCGGCGAATTCGAGCGCCAGCGGATCGGTGGGCTGGCCATCGGCGCCGCGCGCCAGCACGATCATGCCGGGCTGCTGGCGGTTGAACTGCAGCCGATCGGTGGCGATCGAGGCCGGGCTGTCGGTCAGCGCGCAGCCCATCAGGTAGGCAAAGCCCTTGCCGGCGAAGTTGGGTTCGATCTCGATCGAGGGATAGACCTTCTGCCCGGCGTCGTTGAGCTGCTTGGCTTCCTCGGTCACATCGAACACGCCGAACAGCGCCTTGCGCTTTTCGGTCTTGCCGTTGAAGTTGACCTCGGTCTCGCCGACCGAAAGCTCCAGGACGTCGCCATAGGCGCGGAACGGCTGCTGGCCGCTGATGCCCCGGATGTGCTCGATGTTGAGCCGCGCGGCGTAAGTCTTGGGATCGTAGCTCGATGCCATCTGCTCGAGCATCTGTTCGTCGATATTGCGACCATCGACCGTCGAACCGGCAGTGGCGAGGAGGAAGGGCTTGGTTTTCATCGGGCTCTCCGGTCTGGGGCGATGCGCTGACATTGCGAGGGACAATGCCGGGGCTTTCACAGCGCAATCGCCCCAGAACGGGGCCTTTGAGCAAGGCGCGCGCTCCGTTGGCGCGCTGGTAACGGGGTAGCGATGGGGCGGACCGCGCGAGAGCTGTGACATTCGCGGCTGTGATGACCGTCCAGCCCACCATCGATCCCAGCGCCGTGCATGCGCCGATCCCGTTCGAGGCGCGGCGCGCTGCGCGCTCGCTGTACTGGCGGGGCTGGTC